ATTGTTGATAATCTCACTACACGAAAGCTTACTGGTAATAATGCTCAACAATTCTTCTTAGATGTTACTGCGAAAATGCACCCAGATGATGCTGAGGTATTATGTCGCATTGTTAATCGTGATCTTGGTATTGGTGTTAATACTACGACAGCTAATAAAGTCCTAAAGAGACCAATCCCGACTTTTAATGTTATGCTGTGTGGCAAGAGTGACCCAAAGAACATTAAACGAATTAACTTCGCAGAGCGACCCTATGTTCAGGAGAAGAGTGATGGTCTCCGCATTATTATTACAGTAAATGGAAACGGTGATGTCCAGTTTAGAACACGAAGCGGAAAAGAACTCCGCTTCGATCACATGGTACCAGCATTTGCAAAATTCCCTAATACTGCATTTGATGGGGAGGCTCTTGTTGTTGATGACAATAATAAGATCCTTGACCGTAAAACCGGAAACGGTATCCTTAACTCAATCCAAAAGAACGACTTAACCCGTGTTAAGCAGGTTCGCTTTGTTTTGTGGGATATGATAAACTACACTTTATTCTTAGAGGGACTAGACCCTACACCATACAATGTTCGCTTCGACTCTTTAGTAGCTGCGCTTGATGGTGAGTTGAGTGAGTTTTGCTTCTTACAAACTTCAACCCGTGTGGACTCACTAGAGGAAGTTGAGAGCTTATTTCAGCAAATGCTTAGTGTAGGCAAAGAGGGGGTAATACTTAAAGCCCCTAATGCTCCTTACGAGTGTAAACGGGTACCCTACCAGATTAAGTTCAAAGCAGAAAACGATTGTGACCTTTTGTTGGTTGATATGGAAGAAGGCACAGGGAAGAATGTAGGTCGATTGGGCGCATTTGTTCTGCAAGATGCAACTGGAACGTTAATAGTGAATGTAGGCACAGGGTTCTCTGATGCTGAGCGGGATCAATACTGGAATCAGAAGAATGAACTAATTGGGAAGGTTGTTGCTGTTCAGTATAATGAGGTTATTACTACAAAGAGTCGGGATACTAAGAGCTTGTTTCTCCCAGTATTCTTAGAGCTGCGAGTAGATAAAGAAACAGCGGACTCATTCTAGGTTTAGTTGTTTTTATTAAAAGGTGGGGCGATTCCCACCTTTTTCTGTTTGTGTGTTGAAAGAATTAGCATAAATAGATTGAAACTTAAACTAAGGATAGAATAGAATGACTCATAATATCTTAACAACACCTCCTTCATACGCTCCAAATGCTGTAGCAACACCTGCTGGTTGGGCTGATCCTGTTACTGGCGAATTGTTAGTTGCAGTGAAGCTAACTGTTGCGACTGAAGCTCCAACCGAAGCTCCAACCGAAGCTCCAACCGAAGCTCCTACTGAGGCACCAACTGAAGATCAAACAGAGACTGAAGAACCCGCACCTAAAGCAACTAGAGCAAAGAAAGCACAGCCTCAGGAATAAAAAGAGAATAACATAATGGGACACACACTTGAAGACTCAATTAATACCCGATTAGATAACTATCAGCTAGAGCTTAAATGTTGTTATTGTGGTGTTAACTTCTCAGCTGATTTAATAAGATTTAATCGTGTAAAGAATAAGTTTAATGATTACGCAGAAATGGATTTCTATAAGCGTAATATTCTCTTAAACGAATTAATCACTTTGAAGAATGTCTTTAGTGTCCCATGTTTACTCCGAACTTTATTATCTCTTCACCAAAAAGAGAATTGGTCAACTATTATTACAATTCTCTGCTTGTTGGGCCCAGTTACTCGAACACTTTATGTAAATAATCGAGTGGTTGATTTACCCGAATACATTGATCAAAACATTATCCAAGGATTTTCCCGTGATTAAGAATATTATTGTTGGGGCTACTCTTATTGCTCTTTACCAATTTCTTAAAAAAGATTGGACAGACACAGACCTATATAAAGTTGGGCTAGTCGATGATAAAGGTAACCCAATTAAAGTTGACAAACCGACACAAGCTCAACAAGATGCTGATAGCAGATTTGCTAAATTTGCTGCCTCAGTTAAGCGCATTTTAGAAAACTATCCACTTCTTCGAATTCAATTCCTTGGAGCTATCCTAAACTCTATTATGATGAGAGAGAGTTTTGACTATAGATTCGTCCAAGACAAAAACGGTGTAGGCATTGTTAATAATCGCTTAACCGAGGGTAAATCAGTAGTGTTTTATAAACAACATTCTTCTATGTTAACTGAGGATGAAGTTACTAACACAGTAGCAAACATCGATACCACACCAACCAAATCTCAAATCATTGGTAAGCTACTTCGCCGTAGAGGCAGCATTAAGGGTAATGACATTATCCAAGCAGCCTCTGTTAAACTACACCGTCGCCACATGCGTAGAAAGGCTCTTCCTGCTAAAACGAGTGTTGAAGATTGATTGTTGGCTTAGACTGGTCAATGTCTAGTCCGGGGTTTGCTGTTCAGGTTGATGACCATATTCACTTACACGGTATCTCTTCTAAAAAGAAGGACTTGGGTCAACATCAACTCTCAGGCTGTATCACTATTGATGTTCAACCAATCCCAGCTTACTCTAACAATAGTGAAAGGTTCGCATGGTTAGCTTCCCACTACACTGAACTCATTCGACACTATAATGGAACTCAAGTTCACTTAGAAGGTTACGCAATGGGTGCTGGTAGAGCTGGGATGAACTTCACGATTGGGGAATGCACCGGATATCTTAAGGCAGAACTGTGGAGGTCTGGTGTTACTGTTAACATCATCGCACCAACCGCACTCAAGAAGTTCGCTACTGGTAAAGGTAATGCGAATAAAGATGCTATGATGGCTGCATTTGCTGAGAAGCACCAAATTGAAACTCTTCCCAAACTAAGCTGTATGAATGACTGCGTTGATGCATACTGGCTTATGGATTATAATAGAGATTTTTACGAAATCTTAGGTAGATAGGTTGACAACATCTACTGTAGGTGTTATAATATACACATACAGTAAATGAAACACATTAAACAACACGGAGAACACAACATGAGCAACAATACAGTTAAAAATGTCGTTAAACACATTCACCAAGATTTGATCAACTTATACCAAGAAGGCCAAGTGTGGCAGTCTAAACGCAATGTTGAAGATTGCTGGGAGAACATTGTTGATATTAAACCTACTTGGAAAAAGAAGACCCAGTACCGTTTGCACCCACATAACAACATGATTCAAGAGCACCGCAATGGAGCAACAATCCAATCATATGTACGTGGCGGCTGGTTAACAGTAGCTAACCCAAACTGGTCTGAACTTGTTGAGTATCGCATCAAACCAAACACAAAGACTATGTACGAGTGGGCGTTTAAGTCAACGGTAAGTTCTAAGTGGATTGTTGAGGATTTCTTAATGAGTGAAGCAGAAGCTAAAGCATACTTCGACGGACATGAATACTACAAAACTGATCAATCATGGACAGTAGAGGTCTAAACTCACCAAATACTCTCACAGCAACAACTATTTTAAACTAAGAGGCCTAGAATGAAAAATATTCAACGTAAATTCAACACAAGCGAAATCGTGAAGTTGACAACAGCTCCATCAGTTAACGACTATGTAATTGTTGCTAAAGTAGCAACACCATATGGCCGTGAGCCTCTTTACGATGTCCGCAATCGCACAACTGGGCAACTGTTTAAAACAGTAAAACAATCAAACATCTATCGCTAAGGCTTAAACATGCCCCTATACACATACAAATGTAATGAATGTACACACGAATTCGAAGAGACTCATAAAGTAGACGATCGCAAGATCCCAGAGAATCAACCATGCCCTCAATGTTCAGCATTTGGTGCAGTGGTGCAAACTATTGGTGCTCCTCGTGTTGTGTATGGAACACGAAACCTCTCTACACCAGATTGGTACAAAGAGAAGATGAAACAGCTAAACAATGAAAGTGGCACAAGTCATTCACCCATCAAATAACTCAGTCTAAGTAGTGTTTTAACCTACACACTTGAGACACAAAATGAACTGGAACGTTGACTATAATAATAAAACCGGACTTTATAAGCTAACCACATATAATCAAGATGGTGACGTTGAAGCTGAGTTTTATGATTTGGGCTCAATCGAAGAAGCTACTAATGTCCTATACGATGAAACTGGACACGCTGCTACTGAGGACGAAATTGCAGATATCTTACTGTCTGCTAATGACGAAGAAGAAGATGATGACTTTAGCGATTGGGCTCACGCATCTATTAAAACTTTCGGGGACTTGGATGGCTTCGACTCGGACGAAGATGACTACTAGTGGTTGACAACAACCGAACATGATGTTATAATTAACACATAAAGAACTCCTCATACTGATCAAGGATGGGACAAATCCTAGATCGAACTCTAACTTGACTAAATTGACTTTAAGTGCTTATAAGGAGCCCAAAATGAGTATTGCAGATCTACGTGCTAAAATGAAACAAATGATGTTGGTTGCTGAAGATGATGGCTCATCTAACAACAACGATCGCTTCTGGAAACTGACTACCGATTCTAATAAAAACGGTAACGCAGTAATTCGGTTCTTACCGGCAAAGGACCTATCTAAACTCCCCTATGTCACAACTTATTCACATTGGTTCACACATCCAGTAACTGGTAAGAACTACCAAGAGCTTTCAGGTTCTACTTGGAAGGAGCCAGATCCAATGGGCGAGTTCAATGCTTGGTTGTGGAAGAAAGGTGAAGAGACTAAAGTGCGTTCACAGAAACGTGCAACCAAATACTATGCGAATATCTTAGTAGTCAAAGACCCAGCAAAACCTGAGAATGATGGCAAAGTCTTCTTGTTCCGCTTTGGTTCTAAGATCCTTGACAAGATCAAAGCACAGTTGAGCCCACAATATGAAGACGAAACACCAGTGAACGTGTTTGACTTGTTTGAAGGTCAGAACTTCCGTTTACGATCTAAAGAGGTTGCTGGTTACTTAAACTATGATGATTCAGTGTTTGATTCGAAGATCACTCCAGTTGCACAAACAGACGAAGAAATCGAAGCCATCTACAGTCGTGTATATGAATTAGAATCAATGTTCTTGGACAAGAGCAAAGACAAGTCATATGACCAGAAGTTGGAGATTATGCGCACAGTGTTTGGTCGTGATCCATTGTTTGCAGAGTGGTTGACTGTTACAGGTAACGCTGTTGCACCAGCAGCAAATAACGTAACTGTTGATGATGAAGACGAAGCACCAGCTCCTGCAAAGAAAGCGGCTCCTGTAAAGAAAGCAGCCCCAGCAGAAGTTAAGGCGGAATCATCAGATTCGGATGTTGATAGCATCTTAGCTGAACTCGGTCTTTAATCCCCGAGACTCAATGGGGGTTAACAGCCTCATTGAGTTGTTTACATTCTACATAATGAACAAATAGGAACGGGTATGAGTAATGTTACGATTATTGACTTCAGTGCTGTGTTACACGCTAGTCTCCACGGTCTTTTTAAAGACAAGGCAGATTGGGTATTAGACCCAGAAACAAATAAAAAGCACGTCCCGATTAATGTACTGCGCCAAGGTTTGCTTGGTTCGCTATTGTACTATAAGAATTTAAAACATAAAGCAGATACTACAATTATTGCTTTAGATACACCGCCTTATTGGCGTAAAGATGTCCTTAGCTTTTATAAAGGACTCCGCAAGAAAAGCCGTAACGAATCAGATATTGACTGGAGAGCTCAATTCGCATTAGTTGATCAGCTTATTAAAGAATTTCGTGAAACTCTTCCATGGCATTTTGTTAGCATCCCATCTCTTGAGGCGGATGATGTAATTGGCATCTTGGCACCTCGGTTAGCAGTAAACGATCAGGTTATTATTATTTCAGCAGATGGTGACTTAGTTCAACTACAGAAGTATAAGAACATTCGACAATGGAGCCCAATCACTAAAAAGTTTGTGGAGCCAAAAGAAGATGCTATTACTGACTTATATGCTAAGGTTATGCGCGGGGATGCGGGTGATGGTGTGCCTAATGTGTTCTCTGAGATGAGCATCTTTGAAGACCGCAGCAATGGTATTCAGGTTCGTCAGAAACCAGTATCAACCAAGATGATTACAGAGGGTGTTCGATTAGGTTGGGACCCATACAAGATGTTCACAAACGAAACACTAATTGCAAACTTCCAGAGAAATCAAATCCTAGTTGACTTCGACTTTATCCCTAAGCCACTGGTCCAAGAGTGTATTAGCACTTATGATTCTACTAAGTTATTGAAGGTTAATGCAATGAACCTACAGATGTACTTAGGCAAACATCGCTTAAAGCAGTTGCTTGATTCTGTAAACGAATTCTGAGGAGAATGTTATGTTAACTCTTGAATACATTATTAATGAAATGTACGGCACAGGTAATGTTATTAACCAATGCACCAATCCTAAAATCTACACTGTTAAGATTGGAGAGGTTGACTTTACTTTTGTTGCTCCTAGTAATGATAAGGTTACTGTAGCCAATTATAACAAGTCAACCGAAAATTACTATTTGGTTGTTGCTGGGTTGCTGCTTGAGCACTTTGATATCCTTGTTGATGATGTTATTGTTATCGGATCACATAATATTCATCGTGCAAAGGCTTGGAAGGTTTACGATAACTTCTTATCTAGCTTTGAGTTGATTCAAGCAAACAACTTGGGCAATTGGCCTCGCGAGAGCTTTGAAAGCAAATTCATTGCAACTGGTGAGTCTGTGTGGGATAACTTGCTACAGTATATGGAAGATGTTGATCGACTAGATCAATATGATATTGCAGAGTTTATTACACCTACATTTAAACAGAGATTGGAAAGTGAATTGGTACAGCGTCGATTAATTAAAGGTATGCAACCAACTGCTACTTTATTCTAGGAGTGATAATATGCTAACCCCTTATGAGGTTTATTGTACTTGGTTGGCTATTAACACTCACTTCAAGCAAACAGACCCATTCCTTATTGGGAAGAAGTATAACTTTGTTCGTAGTAATGGCAGAATTAACACTAACCAACAAGCGTTTAATAAGAGACCTGATCGAAAGCTCTTTAATGTTGCGAAGTTCGACACAGTAAGAGATGTTGTTGTTTCATATCTTAGCTATGTTAGTGTTAATCGTGGGAACTTACCATCAATCAAAGACTTGCTAGAGTGGACAGAGCATGAGACTCTAACCATCCGAAAGTGGACTGGGAAGATTGAAGCACTCGACCACACCCTCAAAACTGACCTTAGTAAGCTAACTAAATTTAAGCTAGATTACCTTATCAAACCAAAGACTGGATATCCTAAACTGATTGAAAAGTGGCTGCATGGCACAATCTCAATTGAAACCATGATCCTCTTAGGACAGACTCTTGGCTTGTTTAAAGTGTGGGCAGTCCTCTATAAAGAAACACCATACTACGATATACTGTTAGAACATCTCCGACTATGGAATGCTTACTCATTCTTCCTGAACATTAACCAAGAACGAGTTAAGGAGATTTGGGACGATTGGAGATTCTTGGCTCAACCACACTAGGACGACACAATCATGAACAACGACTTGTTAGCACTTATTACACAACTCAATCAAATACCCAAAGTTGCTCTTATTGGTATTGCAGGTAGTGGCAAAGACTACATTGGTGCATTGCTACAGCACACACGAGTTGCATTTGCTAATCCACTTAGAGAAGTATGTGCTCAACTCTACCCAATCATTAAACCTTACTACGAAGATCACTTAAAGGATACCATTATCCCTGAATATAGTATGTCAGCTAGACAGATTTGGATTAAGATTTCTGCTACAGTTAGAAGCATAGATGATACTGTGTGGATTAAGAGAACACAAGCAAAGATCCAGCAGCACGAGCGTGGTGGTCATAATATAGTAGTAACAGACTGTCGAACCCTAAACGAACTGCAGACTCTAAAAGAGCTTGGCTTTTACTGTGTTTGGATTGATAACCCCACAAACTCCCGACCTGTTAATCAATATGACTTAGATAACACAGTTAACCTGAAAGACTTGTGTAATCAAACTTATCTAAACGTGGTACAATAGATGAAAGTGCTAAAACTTAACTCAGGACAGGGTAGGATCTTTATAATCGGTGACCTCCATGGTTACTATAATGCCTTAATGGATGCCCTGTCTGAATTGGACTTCGACTATACGATTGATAAGGTTATCTCAGTCGGTGACATTGTTGATCGTGGTCCACAGAGTTTGCAGTGTGTATCCCTGTTAGATGAACCATGGTTCTATTGCGTAATGGGCAATCACGAAGACATGATCCACATGGGCTATGCACTTTATCAAAATGGTGCTCAATGGTGCGGCGAGTTGAGTGACACCGAGTCACAGTTTGTACTAGATCACTTTAATGCACTGCCCGATGCAATTGTTGTGGATGATAGAATTGCTGTGACACACGCAGCCATGCCACCTAGGTTCTTCAACCAGAACCAGAAAGACTTCAATCTAGAAGAGCACTTCTATGGCTATGAAATTGATCGCAGACTAACAGATGAGGTTTTCATTTATTGGGACCGCACAGAGATTTTTGATGATAGTGTTATGCCGCACTTTGATCTGACAGTGCATGGCCACACTAAACTAAAAGAACCCCGCTTAGTGAAGAATAGACTTTACATTGACACAGGGTTGGCTTCAGGGAACAGTGTTTTGTCGGTGTTTGAAGTTGGTGCTAATATAGTTCATCAGTTTAAGTGGAACAAGAAATCTGAGATGATCGAGTCTGTTGTTTCTTCACCCTTGTCGGAGTTGGTTTACACTATACCAAAGATTCGCTTTCCTTGACCTACTGAGAGTATTAACTAAAATGACTGATTATCATTACACCACCGAAGCTATCTTGGAAATGGTATACAGCGTAACCCAGGAGAGCATTGCAAAGAACGATAGGTTCAACAAGGCAATTCAAATCCTGTGTGGAGACACTTACGTTGACTCAATCTTAGATGCTACGTTAGATGCAGTTGTAAATGGCTCCGACACACTGCTAGAAACACTGTACGGCCCACACAACAAAACTATCCAGTGGTGGGTTTGGGAAGTGCTTTGTTCACCCAGCAAGAGTCCACTAAGCATTACTACTACGATTCATGGCGAAGAGCACACCTACACACTAAATGGAACCCACGATGATGTTGATGTGCTAGTTAAGTTCTTTGAAGAAAATTATGCAGTAATCAGTTGACAACACCCGCTACAGATGTTATAATATACACATACAGTAAAACACTTAACTAGGAGATCATAACAATGAACATTGCAGCAATGAAAGAGCTTGTTTCGAGTCGGGAAGAGATTCGTGAACGAGTTGAAACTGTAGACGGAGAAGAGTTTAGCATCTTCTGTTACATGGTTGCATCACCTGACCTTTGGAATGTACCTAATGCTATTGAGGCTCGTGGCATCACCTTTGACTCAGATGGCAACATTGCTTCTCGCACAATGAAGAAGTTCTTCAACTTGAATGAAAATGCTGAGACACAGTTGAGCCAATTAGACTTTCGTGGTGCATTGGTATATGATAAGCTAGATGGCTCTATGATTACTCCTGTGTTATTGAGTGATGATACTATTCGTGTTAAGACCAAGAAGAGTTTCCACTCAGATGTTGCTATTGCTGCTCAAGCATTTTTAGATCGCCCAGATAACACCTACTTGGTTGAATACATCCGTCATTGGTTAGCTCTTGGGTTTACTCCTAGCTTTGAGTATATCTCCCCTGCTAATCGTATTGTGGTTGACTATAACGGAGATGAGCAATTAACATTACTAATGATGCGCAACAATGCTACTGGACAGGAAGTTGATTACTTTGACTTGATGTCAGTTACTAATGTGTTTGGTGTTAGCTTAGTTGACGCCACATTCATTAACTCAATCGAAGCTTACATCGAAAAGGCTAAAACTGTTGAAGGCATTGAGGGTTGGGTGTTCTTGTTAGAAAACGGTCAACGAGTAAAGCTGAAGACTCAGTGGTATATCAATCGGCATCGCGCTACAAGCTATCACGCACGAAACATTTTCGACCTAGTGTTAGATGAGCAAATTGATGACTTGATGCCACTGTTCGACAACAATCCAACCGCATTAGCAAAAGTGAATGAAGTTGCACACACAATTGCACACTTGATGAAGAGTTGCGAGGAGCAAACAGTTGAACTGGTTAACAAGTGGACCCAGCAACAACTAACACTTGCAGAGATTGGTCAACAGTACAACCGTCACCCATTCTTTTCACTAGCCATCCGAGTGTTTAAGAACCAAGAACCAGACTATAAACAGTACCTTATTAACAACTACCGAGACAGCTTCGAAACAACTTCACTTGTTTTTGAACAGTAACCGCTTAACCAACCACCAAGGAGACTACACCATGAGCTTAGTAAACGAAGAAGAAAGCAGCCAACTACCAGCAGTGATCACTCAGAACCTAGCAAATGCACTAGAAGGCGCATTTCGTGAGATGTCACAGAGCATGACTCGTGTTCAAGCAGAGAAAGACTTACAGAAGGACATTGCTGAGCGTATGCACAAAGAGTTTCAAGTTCCTAAGAAAGACTTCAACCGCATGGCAAAGATGTATCACGCAGCTAACTTAGCTATGGAAGCAGCTAAAGATGAAGAGTTTTATGAGTTCGCTCGTTCGGTGTTCTCAATGATCAAAGCACCAGGCATTGGTTATGATGGTGGTGAAGAATGAGTGTCTTTAACTCCTGCGCTCACTTAGCTACACCAGAGCAGTTAACAAAGCTCCGAGAGGAAATTGGCAACTACACACGAAACGGACGTTCAACACTGCAAATGGTGTTGGACACTCAAATTCAACTCCAGAAGGAACTCTCTGTTCGACTTCCAGATGCTAACAAAGATCCAACCAACATGGCTCAGACTGCAACTTGTGGTGAGTTGGTTGAATACCTTCGATACCAGAAGGACTTGATTGATGATGAGTTC